TAGATTACAGTTGGTAGGAGTAATAGTCTTATCACCACTTACAATCCATTCATTACCGCTTGTAAGAATAATTAGATCATTAGCTGGTACAAGATGACGAATTTCGTACATTTTGCGATTAATCACCGGTAAGGTAATTGAGCTATCATCTGTGATAGTACCTTCCACCTTTTCAACGCCAAAGTTTGGATAGTCGCCAGTCCGGCTCATCCAAATATAATTGGGGTTCTTATTGGTAGCAGCCACTACAAAGCGGTCTTGATAGAATGTACATAATTTGGGATAGCCATTACTTCTGCCCCAACTCCCCATCTTCCATTTTGAAGTAGCTTCATTTTCAACAATACCATTTAAGATATTGACCTTCATGGTTTTAGCATCTACAAATTCTTTCAATTCAATTATGCCCCATGTAGTATATGGAAGAATTGACAAATCAACATTACATTCACCGCTACTAATATCTGATTGAATGCGTAGCTTTGCATTTGGTTCAATTTTTCCGGCGTCCGTTACGTTGTAATCATTTTTACTGGAATATGTACGATAATCTTTCCATGTCGCACCATCATTTGTAGTAATTTGTATCTTAACAGTGCCAGTCCATGTTCCGTGTGTTGTAAACTTCCACGACAAATCTTGGTCTGTGGAGTAGGATTCTACATTGTAATTGATATTATTGTATTCATTCCATTTATGAACGCCACTAAAATGTGTGCGTTTTTCTTTTTTTTCAACAACTGTACCACTACTTTTAGTATGAACAGCAGATACAAAATATCCAAGTTGCATTACCATGCCCACCATATCGGCATTAAACATGTTCGTACTAGATTGTACTGTATCACTGGTCACTGTCACCGTAGCCTTTACATCAGTATTAATATTGTCATACGGTTGTTCCGTTAACTTGTAGGCTTCAAGTCTCCAATCAGTATCACTATACCGAGATAATGTCTGAATCGGATACTTACCACTACAGATGAACATAACGTCGCCAGATTGACTACAGTTCAAATCAAACAATATATCGCTAGTGAAAGGAGTCGTAACTTCAATACCGGTATAAATTCCGTAGTTCCACACACGAATATATTTGTCGCCAAACTCGAGCATGAATGAATTATTAGTATTCGTAGTAAATTCAAATAATCGTGTTGGCTTATCGCTATATTTGACTTGCCCTACATATTGGCTGCCTTGACGTTTTGCAACGGCTCCATATGGACGAATAACCACATTCTCTGCTTCCAACAAGGCACTTTTGTATTGTTCCAAATCAAAGCGACTTGAAACATCCGGCGATACCTCGCCAGTAGTAAATGCTAGTTGTGATATATAGATAGGATTACCCATTACCAATCCCTCGCTTTCACATAGCTAGATATATATACTGTATCTTGCTTACGTTCCTTGGCATTCATGCCTTTAGCTTCTTGAACTGCCGCTTGATACAATTTGTACGCTTGGTCAAACAATCCTCTATCACCAGTAAGTGGCATAGCTAATGCGCTAGCTAGTTTACACTGCAGCATATACAAGGATATAGAATCCCAAACGTCTAAATCTGTAACATCATATATATAATCAATGAATGCTAGTGGCACATCGCTCACTATGCATTTTTTGTTATTTCCAATATTAAATATGTTGTATTCCGGTTGCGATTCCGCATGAAAGCGATCGCCTTGTGGAATAACTCCTAAAATGCGGATACAATTTTCAGGATACGCATATACATAGTTCCACCCATTAATTTTATGAGCGGACAATACCAATCTTTCATTTTTACGAGCAAAATTCCATTCGAACTGCCGTAGTACCAACTGTCTTGTTGGATTATATTGCATACGGCATTGACGGCCTTGCTCTGTTTCCTCTTCAAATGAATAAAGTAGTCCTGCATTAATTAATGCAAGTGCTTGATTACAGATATCAGTAGGTGTCATGGTTCCCCCTATATGGTAATAGAGGGATGCATAAGCACCCCTCATATTGTCACTTATTCTTCCGTAGTATCGGTTTTCTTTTTGCTTGTTTTCTTAGGCTTTTCGTCCCCAGTATTTTCATCTGGTGGATTTTCGTCGCCAGTATTTTCATCAGTAGGTTTAGTTTCATTACCTTTAGGCTTTACTTCACCTACAAATTCAAAACAATCTTTTCCGAAATCATTAATTACATCTTCCGGAATATCAATTGTTTCACCTTTATCAACAAGGCCGTGCATCGTTAAATACATTTTTTGTTTAGTTGTTACTAACATAATTACACCACCTTATCGAGCAATATTCGTATCAAATGTGAGGAATGCGGTAATTGTACCCGCAGTCATATTATTAGCATTGATTCTAATAAACTTTTTCGCACCAGCCGGAATACGCATTACACGTTCTTCGCCTGCTTTAGCATTAGCAGGAAGCGTAACACCGGTCAATAATCTAGCATCAGCCATATTTTCCTTGTCGGAAGTATAGACATTGAATAAACCTGTACCGGTTACATCTGCATCAATACGAATGACAAGCCAAGGAGCGACAACAGCGTCGCCCCCTTCACCATTCATTACTACTTCAGAGTTTGTGTTAGCTGTAATAGCCTTCTTCCAGAAAAATACATTTTCTTTATCGATCATCATAACTTGGTTACCCCCTATTATTTAACTTGTTGCTCACCAATAATTAATGCATCAGTACGACGTACTGGAACGCCATTGAAATCAACGACAATTTTGCCCGGTTCTTGACCTGCTGCAGTTTGATATTGATGACCTTTGTTAAGTTGTTTACGTAAGAAACCACGAACAGTTTTGTTCATATACCACACCGGACGACCCATACCAAGGTTAGGGATTTTTTCTTCCGCATCAATCATCAAGTTGATAAGGTCAGCACCTGCAGATGCATCTTTTGTGAGTTTGGATACATCAATATTCGCAATACGAACAGCATAACGCCAATCACGTACTGTTAATCCCAAATCCCAAGAATAATGAGTTTGGTATGCTTTGTACTTCTTGCCTTCGCCGTCAAGTGCATCAACTACACCATCATTTTCCATTGTGAAGCCAGCTTTACCACCTTTTGGATAGAACCCATACATAGTATTAGGGCCCCATACGCAAAGCCAAATGGAAGTCAACTGATTACCGGTACCGCCTGCATCGATAAGATTTTCTGCGGAGCGAGCAGTCTTATCGTTATAACGTGGCGCCAAGCCGATAAACTTTTCAGGTTCAGATTTAGAACCGTAGAACAAAGTAGATGCCATTTCTTGGTTCATAGATTCCAAGAATGCGCGATCTTCTTGCAAACGGAATTCAGCGGCATTATTTGCAATGTCTACCAATTTACGGTCAACAACTGCGTATGCTTCAAGCATACCGCAGGCATCCGTAATTTGAGCTGTTTTGGATTTATCTTGATTTACACCGCTGTTAAATAAGCGCCAAGTTGGGATTGGCAAACCAGTACGAATAGTAGTCATATTACCAGTTTGAAGATTACCTTCAAGCATTGTCATATCTGTTAAAACTTCATTGGTTTGGTTCATCATTTCAACGATTTTGTCGAGATGACCATCGCCTTTTACACGTTGTGCTACATCGAGCAAAGTAGGATTTAATGTTCCAATTGCCATTTAATTTCTCCTTATTTTTTCTTCATGTCACTATAAATAGATTCAGCCAATTGTTGTTCAGTTGTAATTTCATGGCTGCCTTTAGAATTGCCTACACCCGGGTCTTCCTGAACCATTTCACCAACGGCAGCAAATACCTTAATCATGTTGACGTTGTTGTCGATATGACTATCAACAAGTAATTTGCGTAATTCCGGTACTGCTTTAGTTAGTGCTTCGATACCTTTACCTGCGAGGGCTACAGTTTCATCGAACTTACCGCCTAATTCCTTCTTGGCATTTTCATAATCCGCTTGGTGCTTTTCAACAAGCGCTTGTTCTTGCTGCTCTTGATAAGCAGTTAAGATGTTTTGTGCGTATTGACTACCAAATTTGGCTAGTTCAACAGCCTGTTCCTGTGTAGCACCAACTTGGTTAAGCAATTTGCTAAAGTCAGCAGATACAGTTTCATCAAGTTCAGTACCTTCAGGGAATACATCCTTGAAGTTATAAACTGTTGGTTCAGCAGGTGGCGTATTATCACCGCCTAGTGCAGATTGATTACCTTCACCATTTGGATTAGCAGGTGGTTCAGTAGGTGGCGTAGGATTATTTTGGTCCGGATTCGCGCCCGGTTCATTGCCAGTCATGTTATTGTTAGCACCCATATTGTCATCAGCCATTTTGTTTCTCCTTATCGACTAAACTATTAAAATATTCTTGTTGCCCGATATATTCGAGTTTAACGCCATCAACGCCTAATTTGTTTAGGTCCCCATGGAATAACAGCCCTACCTTGCGTTTTCCTTCGTTAAAATATGTCTCACTATTGCCAGTGAACGATTGCTTCAATATGCCTGAGCGATCCATTAACCGACAAAAAAACCACCTACCTAGCTCTGTGCTAAGTACGTGGTTAAGAGCCTGCATATCTCGCTCTTGCATATAATCTTTAATTGTCTTCATCTAAACACCGTCCATTCCTAGCCAACTCTGTAATGCAGGGTTGCCATCATTGGCGGCGTCTGTTGCTTGCTTAGCTGCTTGCGCCATTCCCGGTGCCAATTGAGCCGCTTGTATAAGTTGTTGTTGCTGTTCCTGTTCAGCCTGTGCTTGTGCTTGTTGTGCTAAGATTTCTTGATACTCATCATCCGAACGGATAATCTTAGCCGGCACGCCCAAGTTAACTCCGTATGTATTGGCCGCTTCCTCAAAGTTGAATTTGTTAACGATGTTAGGATTAGCCTGTGCCAAAGACACGATGAACGCAAAATACTGTTCGATATTCACCAAGGAACTCATTTTTTGCGCTTGGGCCAATGGCGAGATATATTCAATCTTCACCTCTTGGCCGTTTAATTGGTCTAGAAGTTCCTCATCTTCAACAGGTGGAAATACACCGGCACGATCTAGGACCGCATACACACGTTCAATAATTGGATTCAAGAACTCAGATAGTAACCGTTCAACCACAGGACCTAATTGTTGTAATTTCTCTTGTGTGCGTTCCATGACCTCACGAGCCGTCATTTGGCCCTTATCGATTTGGTCTAACATCAAAAACAGATCCGCACTATAGGCTCTCTTGATTGAATCCTCTGTAACTGCAATCTTGTTTTGGATATCTTGAAGATTGGACTGAACTGCGAACATAGGTTCAACCTTATGTTGACCTTCAATCTCCGTAATACCGCCCGGATATAAGTTAACCGTACTAATTACATCAGATGGCGCTTGCATAGGAGGTTTAACCCCTAACTCAACGGCTGTCAGATAATCAAATTCCAATTTCTGTAACATTTGTGAATCTGGCTGAGCAAACCATGCGGCTCCTTTGCCGTAACCATTCAAGTCCATTGATGTATGTCGAGCAATAGGAATTGGCCATTCTTCAAAACCGCCATGATACAAAACTTCATCGCTATTGCTGCCTTCCACCCAGTAGATAGATGAATATGGCATATTGCGACGTCCTAACTTATCCTTACGGTCTTTGTTGGGTTCAACCAACCAATTGACTGTGAATGATTGCTGTAATCCATTACCGTTGTCGTAAATATTCTTGATATTATCCGGACAATTCTCATATCCAAATTGCTCAACAATCTGATCTACTGTCATTTTGTATTTACGAGCGAAGGTATTTACGATTTCCTTGCTATTAGTCCCAATTGCATAGGTCCCGATTGGGTACGAAGTAAAGCGAACGCCGGATTCACTATCGGCAAATATCCCCATGGGAGATTGCCCCACCGTTAGCTCAAGATATACTTGATGAACTACGCTGTAGAAATTGGATTTAGCAAGAACTGCATACAAGATTTCCTCTCGTTCATCCAATAATTCAGCAACTTGGCTATTCGCTGCTACGTCAATATTTTCCATGGTTAGCTTAAACCATTTACGGCTCGGAGGCGTTAAACCGCTCATGACGCCACTGGCGAATATCTGGCAGGACTCCCAAGCTACAGGATTTAGGATTTTACCGTTATAAGGCTCTGATTGGTCTTCCTCACCATCAAATTGACCAATGAACGGTAACTGATAGTCACGCAACTGCTTCCACTTATTAACGTATCGTTGCTGCGCATTAAATAGTTGCGAAAATTTCTTTCGTAACTTCGTATAATCACGCCTAACAGGCTTAACACCTTCCGTAGGTTGTCTAGCTAGTAAAGATTCCATTTCCGCCATGCTATCCCCCTAAAATTGATTTCTGACCGTTTGTAGACGGTCCTAAGATAGTAGATTCAAAGCCACGTTTGAATTTGCGTTTAGTTTCTGCCATTTCCTCACCAGTCTGATTGCTCATATTCGCTTGAACAGTCGGAGCCGGAGCAGGTGGTGTATAGTTAGCAGATGCACCTTTCATACACATCTTTATCCCTCACTTTCTACAATTAAAAAGGATTGTAACTCGTATTAGCTACAATCCTATTGCCTGTTTCGCTTTTTTTAACGACCCGCGCAGCAAAGGTCAAGGCTAATGCATCGCCTTTATTTGGTGATGGTAACCCTCGGTCTTTCATATCTTTTTTGCTTTCAAGCTGAATGTGACCATTCTTATCAATGATCGCTTCCGGCCCTACGATGTCATCATAGAGTGCTTGGTCATTTGGTGGAATAGAACCACCCTCACGAAGCCATTCTTTCATTTGGCCCCACATGTAAGCCCTCATATTGAGATATACAGGGTCATTACTCTTACCGCCAAACTCAATCAATCGCCATTTACGTCCTAATTGCTTACCGATAGAATATATCCCTGTGCCGTACCCCATATCAATAAATACGGCATCAGCTTTGTATTCGTCCTCGAACTGAGCGATGAGTTGAGCCATACGCCAGTCATCGTCATTCTTAGGAATAGACGCCAGCGACTTCATATAGTAACCTTGCCGCATTACTATTTCTAAAGAGTCTGAGCCAGTCCACGCTGGGTCAACACCAATGATTACCGGTAAATGGTCAAATGCTCCCGGTTTATAAGATTGTTTTTGTGCCTTATCCGCAATTTCAGTAGAGATAAACTGCAAATCTGATGCGGAAGGGAACACACCTCGAACACGGATTTTTACAAAGTCAGAATCTTCACCGTAAGCATCAACCCATTGTTGCAATTGTGCTTTATTGGATATTTTCACTGTACGGCTATCAATCTGATACGTTTTCCAATAATCTCTATACTTTCTAAAACACTCACGGAACCTTCCACTATTTCGAGTAGGGTTACCAAAGACACACCAAAGAATTTCCGTATTGGAATCCGTAAGAGCCCCTTCAGTAACTTCCCAAATCTTATCAGAAATAGCAGAAGCTTCATCAAAGATAACCAGTATTCGATTTCCTTGGTTATGAAGACCTGCGAACGCTTCCGGGTTTGAATCACTCCAAGGAATAGCATCAATACGCCAAGTTTTCTCATATTTTTTATCACTGCAAAATATTGCTGTTGCTGTGTAGGTAAATAATTCTTTGCCAACAAACATGTTGTACCACTTGCCAAGTTCCGCCCATGTT